CCCGTTCCCCATAGAGCTAAACAGCTCATAGGAGTGCATAACGCCGTCTACCAATCCCCTCTCTGTACGAAGCATGTCCATAACTTCGTACCACTGCCAACTGCGATCGCGTGTCCGGTTTCGATCTCCGATCAATAACCAAACAAGCAGTCGAACAACGCTATTGGACGCGTTGGCGACATCGACTGTGGCGACGGTTCCATCAATGGATCCCCGTCGGGCGAGGTTCTGGTTAATTGACTGTCGCTGCAGGTTCACACCCGCAGCATAGAGCTTGATGCGCATCCCTCTTCCTACCCCTAGATCCATATAGGAGTTCATACAGGGCTGTGGGGCAACAGTCCTCCCAGTCAACGCGTTCTTGGTAACGCAGGTGATCACGTCGTAATCGCAGATCTCCAGAGCTGCGAGCGGGTTACTTGCTTTCCACCCAATGGCCTGAGCCCACAGGGGCATACGGCCGATGAGTCGATGGGCAGTCATTGCCGCATTAAACGTGACATGTGGCTTTCCGGACAACTTCAAAGATAGACCCGTGTTCCCACGGATCCTAGATGTTGCTCGTGGCCCGAATCGGCAACCTTCCACGAAAACAGCGGGGTCAAACTCACCGAGGATATCCTCTATTTTACATCTGGCAACTTCAAGTATTTGCCAGACGCGTGGTGAAAAGCCACGAGAAAGAGTCTCGATTCGTCTGTTGGTCTCGCTGTTGTGACTCTCTTGGTCGAGCAGACCTTGAATAGCCACAGCTTCCGTGTCGATGCCCAGATCAAATCCCGGGAACTTGCGAAGGACTTCCTTCAACAAGTATTGATCCCGAAACCGGCTGGGTGACTGGTTAAAGTCAGGCATGGGTTGTGTCACAACAGCCTTAGCAGTCTCGAGACTTGGGAGTCCCAAACACTTACTAAGGAGGACATAGAACTCACGCACATCGAAGGTGCGAACTTGCAGGTGATCTCTGACAGTGTCGGCCATAGGATTAACCCAAAGGCTACTACGCGTAGGATACAGCGTAGGAAGGTGGAATGGGGAGGTTTCTTTGTCGAGCTAGCCTCGGCACAGGGCCTACAGGATTTGCTCTCCATTGTCGACTCCAGCGACGACCAGCGTGTTGTTGAGGGCGTTTGCCATCATAACACGCATGTCCTTCGCATCCGCCGTCGCCCACGTATTGGGGACGAAAGCGACCACCTCGACTGACGCGAAATCGGCTTTGCGAACCGACGTCACGCCGTTCACGGTCTCGGACACTGCACGGGGCCGGGTGAGGCGCACACGGACCTTGCGCATGTTCTTCATATCGGACTGTTGGATAACCAACGTGTCCGCAACATCGACGTTAGACGCCGAGAGGTCACGGAAGTTGCTGGCCATCCCTCCGGGGATGAAGTTGCGTTTGGTCGGAGTGAAGGTGTGAGCCACGGGAGTGGTTTTGCCGTCATTCACGACGACGTTTGCTATGCCGGGCATAGACGGTCTCCTATAAGGAATGAAGGGTTACTTGACTAGGCGTTTGAGTCTCTGCTGCAGTAGGACCGCAGAATCGAGACCCTTCGAAATGTCCATCTTGGACCCGCCGTACCAGACCAGTTTCGACACTGGCTGAACAGTGACGCGCTTAAAGTACCGCCCGGTATGGACGGGAAGCGTGATATTATTCACCACTAACCCAGCCGAGGTTGGCTGGATCGTTGGCTTCATCGTCACGTCCAGATACAAAGTCGAGGTGCCACCGCGAAAAGTCAGCCCCTGCATGGCGTTTAAACCATCCAGGAAACGGCCGACGCCGACGACCCAATCTACCACGAAGCTAAGAGTTGTTAACTCCCATGCTACGAGTAACGGGTCATTAATGCCAACGTCAACTAACTTACGGGGCAATGCATCTGTTACCAGAGCATCCATACGAACGCGACACGTCGCAGACACAGAGACCTCGCCTGTAGCGAGATACCAACTCTGCATCCCGGCGTTAGTGCAGATGGTGGTCGACGCTGCGAAGCGTTTCTCACTTTTCGCACGAACTGTCAGAAAGGGGCGGTCTAGCTCCCCTGACAATCGCTTTTCGATGGCCTTCACCGCACCCTCAAG